AATGCTTTTTACCAAAGCCTGCTCGATGACCTTTAGCGCCGCATCGGGGTCTTTCCCGAGACTAAACCTCCCCTCGTATCCCGACAAACTAGAGTCAGCGGTGATCCCGGTATTGACACCGCTTTGAAGCAGAACATTACCCGATAGTGACCCCCCAGTTGTTTTTAGTAAGGCCAAAAAGCCTTGCAGGGTTTGGCCCATCTGGGCCATTTGCGCATCGATTTTTGGATCGCCACCCGTGAACCCGCCGGTAATCTTAAAGTTCGCCAGATCGAGGTTACCACCGGCAGACATATTGCTGCCTTTGGGATTACCAAACAATCCACCCAGACCGCCACCAGCCAAACCACCAATGATACCCCCGATCGGCCCACCGATCAGCGTACCGGCGATAGCCCCAACACCCGATCCGATCATGCCGGTGGTTGTCTGGGTTCCCTTCCGACCCAGTAACGAGTTAAGCATCGTCCCCGCTGCGAAACCGCCAGCGATACCCGTAAAGGCACCACCCATAGTAGTGTTACCAAACACCGAACCCGGAACCGCCGACATACCCGGCTGCATCGGGCCAACAAAATCCGCTGGGGTGGTTCCAAACCAACCACCACTACCACCAATGTCTTTAAAGAAATCAGTTACCGGAGCAAATGTAGACTTCAGATCAATACCTAATATGTCCTTTGCAAACGAACCAAGAGAACCCAATTGGCCTATCGAACCCATCAGGCTTGTGCCGCCACTCGAAGCACCAAGGGTGGTTCCGGTCGTTCCGCCGCCCCCGATAGTGCCCCCGCCGAATGAGCCATATTGACTTGTAACAGTTGGAGCCGCCCCAAGTATCCCTAGCACCTCTCCGATCAATGGCTTGGTAAAGAAGTTAGTGGCGATGCCGGTAAACATCTGCTTCGCCATATCCTTGACGGCCTTACCCCAATCCATTGCCTTCTTCGGATCGAAGATACCGTCAATCACATTACCGATAGCACTCTCGATCGTGCTACCAATCTGCTTATACATACTGTCAATGCGTTCTTGCTGACGCTGCGCTTCGGCATGCGCAATATTGGCTTTGTTTAATGCATCGACATTCTTTAATGAAGAGATGGAGATGTCATCAGTCAGCTTCTTACCGGCATTAAGAAGCGCCTGTTGTTCGGTCAGTTTCGCATTGGCCGCTTCAACGTTCTCCGGTAACTGCCCGACCATACTGGTCTGTTGTCTAACCAACGCTATCTGGTCAGTACGCTGATTGATACGCTGATTGATAGCTGTAGTCTGCTTCGCGGCCTCAAGAGCTTTTTCTTCGGCTAACGCCGTAGCTGTGAGCTTCTTGGCTAGATCCTCTAATCCCGGAATACGGCTCGCTTCAGCCTGGGCAACCACGTTATGAGTCTTAGCGGCAGCTGCCGCCGCCATCTCAGCCTCACGCTGGGCTACCGTGCCCTTTGCTGATGCCGCCGCGATTTCCTCAGCGGCTTTGACTTGCCGCTCCGAAGCAAAATTTGCTTGCGTGGCAGCAGCTATAGCATTTATCGCGTTTGCTTTTAGAATACGTTCTGTTTCTGCCCCCTTGTCGTTGGCCTGCTGTGTTGCAACATTCGCGTCAGCTTGTGCCGCTGCCTGCGCCCGATAGGACTCAGCTAAAGTCCTGGCGGATTTGGCAGTCTCAAGTGTGGCGTTCGTTAACCTGTCTTGCTGGTTTATGCGGGCATCTATACCCGCAGCCTGATTAGCCTTAAGCTGGGTTGCCGCTAACTCTTTTGTCGATTCTATTTCTTTAATTAATGTCGCATTCCCACTTTCTCGCGCCTGGGTGGTAGCCTCTTGGAAACGGGCTGTGACTTCCGCCTGTATCTGTGCATCACGCTGTGCCGCGCCACCCAGTTTCGCTGCTTCGGCGATTCTCTGTTGTGCGGCAACCTGTGGTTCCGCAGCGAGAACAGATTGCTTTGAGGCTCGTACAGCTGCTTCTGCATTCGCATTTAAAATACGGGCTGCCTCTTTATCAACCTCAACTCCCTGCGCCGCACCAACCCTCCGCTGGGCTTCCGCTGTCGCCAATAGGCGATAAGCTTCTCCTGAGTTTTTGGCAGTTGCAATAGCCTCAACGTTTCTGGCTGTCGTCTCGTCTGTAATTTTTCCTTCCGTCTCTAATGCAGCAACCTTTAACTTTATCGCATTGGTTACTTCGTTTGCGATAAAATTGCTTCGCACATCGCCGTCGTATTTTCTCTCATTCGCCGTTGTCTCGGCCTGAGTGCGGGCTAAGGCGGCAATTTGCCCGAACCCGTACTCTTGCTGAATCCTGAGAGCTTTTTGAAATTCAATATTCTGTTTTGCCAGAACGTCGGTTTGATCCCGCGTAACGGCAACCCCACCAGCGGTGGCAGGGACAGCAGCCGCAGTAGTCCCACCACCAGCGGCAGCTGCCGTAGCAAGACCGGCTGGACCGCCCTGTACCGCTAGCTTCGCGACTTCGGCCCTTGCATTGGCAACCCGTTTCAACGCCTCGTCTGTTGTTATGTCATTAGCTTTTAAAGCCTTATTGACATTGGCTATATAAGATTCTGTAGCCTTCTCTGCATCTTCCGCCAGCTTTGATAACGCGGGACCGAACCTACCCCGGTCCCCCTCCGCAGCGACATGCATCCAATCGAGTTGCCCACTACCCTCCCTTGTCTCAAATCTTCCACCCCAGGTTATTGGAGCGCCTTCTCCAAAGAGGCGTTTATTCGCCTCATACATCGCTATCGCTAATTGCTTGTACCACCCAGGATCGGCACCGATCGGACCCTGGTTGGGCAATGGCCCAGATGGACTAATAATCCGAAGGTCCATCGCTCTGCCTTCGGGGTGCGCGCGAGTACCAGATTCGCGTGATGCAATGGTACTCGTTGCTTCAACCCGGAAACCTTCCGGCAGAATCTTCGACCCCTCAGCTACAACCTTCGTTAGACGCTCAAGGGCTTCCGTATTGGTAGCCAGACCCTTCGTATCAAACCGCGCCGTACCAGCTGCTGGGACAGCCTCACCACTATCCTTCGCTCGCTGAACAATCGCCGCATCCGCATCTGCGCGCGCAACTTGCGCCAGCTTGGTTGCTTCCTCGCCGGTTCTAGTAAACCGATTTTTCAGATTTTCTATGGCATCCAGAATACCTTTAATTTCATTTAGTGTAGCTGTGATTTGTTTCATGCCCTCCGTAAAGAAAGAACTTGAAGTCAGAGACTCCATAAACCCTTTCCAGGCATTCCCCATAGCGATAACGGCATTTGCAAAATCAGTTGCACCATCCTTATGCTTACCCTTGAGATCACCCGATAGTTTGTCCAGAGCTGTATTGGTAGCACCAATTAGATTATTCGCCTCCCTCATATCCCTAAGTGTTTTTATTATATTCGCATCAAAAGTACCTGCTGCAATCCCCGCCTCAATGAGTTTCTCAATGTCCTTTTCGGACACCATCTCGCCGATACGCTTGCTCGCCGCGACCGTACCTTCTCCGGTTACCGCACCAAGATTAGCCCCTAACTCAACAATCTTATCCAGCTGCTTTCGGTCGATACCGGGAAGAGTCATAACCGCCTTCAAACCTTCGGCAGCTTCTTCCGCGCTAATCCCGAGTGCCCTAAGGTTAAGTTCCATCCGATGGAAATCTTCGGCGGTAGCACCGCTCTTATCGCTGAACCCCTCCAATACAACATTAAACCGCCTAGCTTTACCCTCCATCTCCTGTTGTGTGGCGAATATTGCGGACATCGCCGCGCCAACCGCCAAAATACCAGCCGATGCCAGCCCCATCGGGGTCAGCAACTTCATGAATGCGCTACCAATCGAATCCAGAGCGCCCCTAACGCCACCCGGAGCCGTTTGCATGACTTGAAAGATTTGCCCCGCTTGCTGCGCAATCACCATAAAGGGGCTTGCACCGCTCGCCAGCGAGGTCGCAACGTCATTCAATTGGAATGACAGCTGCGTCATCGTATTGCCAATTTTACTAATGGACTGCGCCGCCTCTCCCCGACTCCCCGCACCACTCTTATGCGCAGCCGTCTCTTTATTTATAGCAGCAACTTGCTTATCGAGTACCGCTATCAAGTGTTGCTTAATAACAGCTGATTGTTCTTCACTAATAATAGTTTGTTTAACCGCTATATTAACCGCGCGAAGAGTATCGATATATTCCTTATTGGCGGCACCCAGAGGATTTGCTGCCGCTGTCAATGACCTCATTTGATTGGCGAGATCGACCTGAGCTTGGCTTCCGGGCGCTGGGCCTGCACCCAATCCGGTTGTAGGTAGATTCGTTGCCGTACCGCTGGTAAATTTCCTTTTCTGTAACTCATTAAGCTGATTAATTTCCAGCGTGATAGCCGCCACAGCTATCTGCGATGCCGCCTGCTGGGCGTTAGCTGCCTGAATCGAGGCTTGCGCCCTAGCTATCGCTGCATCCCTTACCTTATTTGCTAACTCCGCTTCAGCCCGCGCCGTTTCCTGACTTTGCTCCCGTAGATATTGCTCAAGCCTTATCGCCTGCTGGGTGCTGATGACCTTTTGATCAAGCGCCGCCTTTACCTGGGTCAGCCCGTTCAACAACCGCATCTGAGCGGCGGCAGCTGGGTCAGCCGCTAACGACAGCTCCTTCATCGCAACGGCAAGATCGTGCGTACTCTGGGCTGTCGGCTTAATTGCCGATGCCGCCCGCTCTGCCATTGCGGTTATGCCGGCATAGGAAATCTTACCGATCGTTTCTAATTGCCTGATCTCAGCAACAACGCCTTTGGTGGAGGTCGCCAGCTTCTCATGCTCTGCCCGCAACGCGGCAGTCATTCTGGTTGCGGACTCAGCCGAAATCATCTCCGCGCGCAGGGCACGCTCAACATCCGATATCGACTGCCGTAATTTTAGATTGGATGCAAACGCATCATCGGTTGCAGCGGCTAGCTGACGAACACGATTAGCGACCCCACGCAACGCGGGATCGGTTGTAGCCGCTGACTGGGCAAAGATTTTAGCTTCATTCGCAATCTCATTGAACGATCGTTTACCGATCGTGGCAAAAGACGCGAGATCGGCTTTCGCCTGATCAAGCCCAGTAACTTTGATTGCTACGTTTAACGGATTTGCCATTGCCTCCCGCTGAAAACACTAACGCCCCCAGCTATCCAACCGGCGGCGCTAACTTTGCATCAACATTGTTCAGGATAGAAAAAGCATCCATCAGCCACGAGCTTTGATCTAATAAACCACCACCCTCCGGAAGATGACCAATGACGGGGAACACACCCGCCGCCATACCCACGATGCGCCCCGGTGGGGGCATCGACAAACGCCAAAGCCGCAGTATCTCAAAGTAGACTACCGGCAGATCTAGGCGTGGATTTCTTTCGTACCGTTCGCCGAAGATCTCCCACGCCGAGCCATCGGCGGCTCTGGGTCCACCGTCAAAATCTCTGGGTCTGGCGGCAATGGTTCCGGCAATTCTAAGTTTTTTGTTTCGGCCTCGGTTGGCGAAGTCAACTCAACCGTCCGCGCTCCAATCATAAACAAAGTGCCCTGCCCATACTTCTTCTCGATGGCATCCTGGCTTTGTTCCGTCAATCGACCGCTGCGCTTCTCGATCTTGGGTGCATCGGTATCTTCGATGTTGACCAAAAACATTTCGGCCCGCACCAGCATCGCCAATGCCAGAAACCGCCCACGCTCCCCCTCGACCTGACTGAGCGCCCGACAATAAGGACGCAACGCCTTGGCGATCTGATCGACCTTACCACTCAATTCATCATTGATCGTATTACCCTCCTCCAGCACCCCCTCATATTCCTCGATGATGGCGAGCAGATCGGGTTGCTCCTCATCAACGACATTATCCCGCACCCCCTCTCGGAGCGCAGCGGTATACTCTGAGCTACTTGGATACCGCGCTCCCTCGATCGCCAAACATGCATCCAGCGCAATCTTATCGCGCAAGGTAGGCAGCTTGATCAAAAATACCGGAGGGGGATCACGTTCCTGCATACTTGTCGGCGTAAACCGAACAAGGTCTTTGGTCGATATCGAAGGCATTTACTACACCTCTAGAAGATAGTGATACTGTAACCCGCATCCTGCCCGGTGGCATGGAACGGCACATCGGTGGTGACATAACCATTGGTGTCAGTCGGCGACTGATTAAGGTACAAAGCGGACGGTACAGTAACCCCAATCCGGTTCCCCGGTACGATACCCAACCGCGCGTGCAATGGACGCTTCACACTAGTACGGAAGTCGAGCATGCTGTCCCTAGTAGCAACCAGAGTTTCCTTCGGATTGATGCTACCGCGTATCTGTCTGGCAGTGATAATCGCCGGATCGAAGCTCTCGATCGAGTTGGGGTTGTCTGGCATCACCAGATTATTACCCGGATCGATCGACATGGTTTGCCCAGCCGACGCCACACTGTTGATAGTGAACGCTCCATTCTTCCAAATCGGAGGCCGGGTATTGTCGTAAGTCACCGTTGGTAGCGCCGCATCTGTCTTACTGAGGAACATTCCCATAAAGCGGAAACTGATCCTAGCAGGACCACCCGATGTAAGGGTAAGAGGACAGGTGCCGCGACACCCTACAAACTTGTACAACAGCCCATCATTGTAGACATAAATTGTCGCTGAGTCCACACTGGATGATGCGGGGGTATACCGCGAATGGGGAGGGATGGTATATTGTGTAGTCGTCGTCAAAGCGGTTGCAGCGGTATCGGTAATCTTCGCCAGCTTGGCTGCGCTGTAGTCGTAGATAAAGCTGGTCAGCGTATTACCGCTGCTGAACTGGATCGGCATCCCGCGATAGAGATTTGCAGTGCCCGCCGCCAAGGTTCCCAGCGTGGCTTGGTTGGTCGCGGCCCCAACACCAAGAGCTTCTGTCGCAATGACCGCTGAAGGATTGAGGCTTTGAGAAAACCCGCACGCCATTAGGATCTTACTCCATTCCGGAGCAATTCCAGGGGTCGTACTGCCCTTTAGATAACAATCGAATTCGATACTTACCGAAGTGCCACCGACAATTGGATCGAATGAATCCAGGGACGGTGTAACCTCGGTGGTATCGATAACATTCGGGTTGAATGTTATCCGGAGGGGTTGCTCAACCAGCACCCCATCAGTAGCCGGTGACGGGTTCTGGTCAACGCCCTCATTAGCGCTACCAGTCTCAATCTTAAACAGCACCGCTGCGCGGCGCGTCAACAGTGTCGGCATCTATCCGCTCCCTAGAAAATGGTGATAGCGTATCCCGCATCCTGCCCCGTAGCGTGGAACGGAACATCGACCGTTACATAGCCATTGGTGTCAGTCGGAGACTGGTTGAGGTATAGAGCGGATGGTACGGTGATACCGATCCGGTTCCCCGGAGTGATGCCCAACCGCGCGTGCAATGGACGCTTCACACTAGTCCGGAAATCGAGCATGCTGTCCCTGGTAGCAACCAGAGTTTCCTTTGGGTTGATACTCCCACGGATCTGCCTTGCAGTGATAATCGCCGGATCGAAGCTCTCGATCGAGTTGGGGTTGTCTGGCATCACCAGATTGTTACCCGGATCAATCGACATGGTTTGCCCAGCCGACACCACACTGTTAATGGTAAACGCTCCGTTCTTCCAGATCGGTGGACGAGTATTATCGTATGTCACCGTAGGCAACGCCGCATCGGTCTTACTGACGAACATCCCCATGAAACGGAAGCTGATCCTGGCGGGACCACCAGACGTAAGGGTAAGAGGACAGGTGCCGCGACACCCTACAAACTTGTACAACAGCCCGTCGTTGTAGACATAGATTGTCGCTGAGTCCACGCTGGATGACGCGGGAGTATACCTAACACAAAGCGGAAGGGAGTACTGCGTAGTAGCCACCAAC